CGTTTTCTTAATAGTCAGATCCCAATACTTCTTCAAATAATTGGCGAGACTAAGAATATGAACACCATTCTTAGTGTAATCTTCAAACAAATTGATGTACTCCTCATTAGTTGACCAACCACCATCATCTCCAAAAATGACCAGATTGGTGGTTCTAATATGCCTGTTGATCCATTCATTTTTCATAGGCGTCAACTGAGGTCCAAAAAGCACATCGGAAACATAGTGAAGAAAACTCATGACAGCGACTATACAGTAAATAGTATTTATAATACTGGTGAGCAATTCACCAGATGCCATAGAACCAACCATAATCCTGTAGTCATCGGGCCAGGCAACAACTCGCGATGTGTAGTGAGCTAAGGTGAAGAGATAAATGAGCTTAAATAATCTCTCTCCATCTTCACTACACGACTTGGGATCAAACGAACCATAGAGAGCAGCTAGAAGGAACTGAATAACCTTAGCCTTCATTAAACTATCCAGACCAGACACATCCCAGAATAGTTTTTTCTTTTTAGGGGCGAAGCGAGTGAACAACCTCTGAGCGCCTCCCCCAACCCATGAATGACCCAAGAGGCAAGCTCCCTTGGTGTACAAGGAGTTTACAAACTCTTTAAAGATCAAAGTGTCTATCATGAACTTAAGTACGTGCGCAGGAAAGAAAGTTCGCAGCTTATCAGGGTCAGCTTCATCTTTCATCAAAATGGCTTCTACCTTCCCATTGATCTTATAAACCAAACCCCATTCCCAAATGTACTCCTGAAGCTTGACGAGGTTTAATTCCGAACTACCCATGATATATTCACCAAACTGAACTTGAGTGTTCTGTAGAAAGGCAGAGAGCTGGACGCCAGCAAGCAACTCCATTTCAACTTTTGTAGGATTCTGGGAGTTTTTCCGTTTTTCACCGTTCATTTCAAACTCCGAGACACTGCTTTGAAAACATGCCCCACTCTTTGCAGAGGGCATTTCCATAGAAAAGTCAGTGGTATTGGCAAAATCCATCATAGGGATGGAATGCCTGGTAACACCTAGATTCCTCAAACTAGACGCAATAGACTTCCGAAGGTTCCGTCCGGAAAGATAGGGCAATGTAACTTGCTCCCCATTGTTTCTGTACTTCTCAATTGTAGCTTTCAAGGCGTCGACATTGTCGCCCGTCATTCGCGTCAATCTCAAAGGTCGAAACAAAGCATGATTGGAAATAAATGTGTGCTCTTGATCACACCCGCATTTGAAAGACCATTTTTTATCGCGGATTTGTTTTCCATCGACATATGCTGCTAACGCGCACACATCGTGGACAAAGCACTCACCATATTTCCTACCATATAGAAAACGTCCATTTTGAGTCTCATGGCATATGGCACAAGTACCGGTATCACTGTTTCTGATTAACCCGGCAACAGTTTTAGCAAAAGTTGTTGGGAGATAGCCGTAGGAAGGCAATCCAAAAGGGATTTTGTAGCCACGAACTTCTTTGCAACGAATCATAGTATTGACTCCAGTAATTCCATAGGCAGGAGTCAGATAATCCGGCTCGGCTTTCCGAATGATGTCAAGAGTAGCACAGGATGAAGGCTTGGCACCGAAACACACCATTACTATGGCAATAGCCTTAATAACGACGGGATCAGTTCCGCGAAGCCTAAAGAACGGCTTCTCATCTATGTGCTTAGAGATCCATTTACGCCTGACATCTGCAACATCATCCAAGGTGTATTCAGGTGAGAGCGCCTTCAAAGCATTGGCCAGAAGGTCTGGTTTAAGAACGACTGCATTAACGAACCAGCCGTTATCA